GCCTGCACCGGCCCGGCACCGGCGGCCCGGCCTGCCGCCGCCCTGCTGCTGCCCCTGTCCGGCCCCGCCCCGGGAAAGGTACTGCCCCCCCGCCGGCGGGCGCGGTGCGGGTTCCGAAGCCCCAAAATATTTCTAGGTGTCAATTTTTTTGAAGGGCTTCCGAGTTTTGACCCATGAAAAAGGGGGTACGGGTCAAAAAAATGTAAGTCCGGGGCAAACATGGCGGTAACGTCACCGGGATGGTGGACGCTTACAATTTGTAAGCAACTCACGTTTTGCCAGTGCCAACAAATCATTCCGGTGTGATCTTGTTGAGGTCAACAAAATCGGGATAGACCATCTTGCCGGGGCTGGCAAAATGGCGGCTATGTCATAAAGTGTTTACATTTGAAAGCCACAACCGGCAAAAGATAAGACGTTATAAGACGGTTTTGGTGCTATACTTAGTACAGTGGAATTATGGAGAGAGGCCCCACGGCGGCGAACCGAGGGGCCTTTTTCATACACTGTTGCTTACAAGTTGTAAGCGACCCGAAGAAATGCCGCAGGACCGGCGGCGAAACTGAATGCTCTGCCTGGATGATTTGCCAGACGGGGCATTTTTTATTGGAGGAAAACCAAATGGCAAGGCGAAGCGATGAGCGCGATGCCGCCCGCGCTGAGTACATTGCCCGGATGGAGAAGGACGGAGAAGTGAATCTTCGACAGCTGGCGGACGATCTCCATCTTAAATATGATACGGTCCGCCGCTGGAAGGCAAAGGACGGGTGGGGTCCGCCCGCACCCCGGAAGCCCGGCGGACAGCCGGGAAACAAAAACGCCGTGGGCAACCCCGGCGGCGGGGCACCTGTCGGGAATGAGAATGCAATGAAGGATGGAGCCTATGCGACCATCTTCTTTGACAAGCTCACCCCGGAAGAAAAACAGATCGTAGAGAATGCGCCCCGGAACAGCACCGAGCTGACATCCCACGAAATCGGTGTACTGCTGCTCCGGGAAAAGTACATTCTGGACAAGATAAAAGAGTATCAGGCTTTACCGCCTGACCAGATGATTACATCCAGCGTCATGGATATGCGAGTACCCGGCGGACGTGGCAAGCGGAAGCGGGACGGCGCAAACCAGCAGATCGGTATGTATCAGAAGGAGACCCCGGCACAGCGTATCTTGCAGCTGCAGGAAGCCTTGAACAAAATTCATGGCCGCATCCTGTCTGCGGCGGCCCAGATGCAGAAAAACGAAATGGACAAGCTGCACCTGGAAACCGAACAGCAGCGGCTTGAACTGCTGCGCATCCGGGCGACCGGCGAGATCGGAGAACCGGGGGACGGTGACAAAGATGCTGTACACGAGTAAGGCCGTTGGCGAATGGCTGGGTATCACTGACCGTCAGGTGCGGAACCTGCGGGATCAGGGCGTGCTGTCCGAAGTCCGACCCGGTGTCTTTGACATGAAGGTCTGCGTCCGGCAATACCTGAACTTCAAGATCGGCAACAAAGACGATCAAGCCCGCCTTGTTGCTGCCCGTGCCGAGAGGGAGGAAACCCGTGGCAAGATCGAGAAAATGCGGATGGAGGAAGCCCAAGGCGACCTGCACCGCACCGAGGACGTGGAACGCGCCCTGAAAACCATCTTTGCGAATTTCAAGAACCGGCTGGAAACCATCCCGACAAAGTATGCAAATACCATGGCCCAGCTGACAGACCCGGCGGAAGCCCACGACATTCTGCAAAAAGCAGTGCAGGAAGCACTTGTAGAATTGAGTGACCCCGAAATTGCGCTGGCAGCACCAGCGGGGGAGGAACCCGAAGATGAGCAGGAAGAATAAATGCCGGGGCTGTGTCTGGGGCATCCGGCTGAATGAGATCCAGCAGTTCTGCCCATTTGGCAGCTGTGTGAAGAAAGGCGGCGGCAACAATGGCAATGATCCACCTGGAACCGCAGACTGCACAGATGTTCAGCCGGGCGCTGGGTGCGCTGAAGCCGCCCCCGAACCTGACCCTTAGTCAGTGGGCAGATAACTACCGCCGCTTGTCGGCGGAAGCATCCGCAGCGCAGGGCCGCTGGAATACGGACAATGCACCCTTCCAGCGGGAGATCATGGATGCCATCGGGGATGTTCACATCCGCAAGGTGGTTGCCATGATGTGTGCCCAGTCCGGCAAGACGGACGGGCTGATCCTGAACACCATCGGGTACTACATGAGCTATTACCCGGCCCCCATCATGATTGTGCAGCCCACGGTGAACCTGGGCGAGAGTTTCAGCAAAGACCGCTTGGCGACCATGATCCGGGACACGCCGGTGCTCCGGGGCCTTGTGGACAACAAGAGCCGCTACTCTGGCAACACGATCATGAAAAAGAACTTTGCCGGAGGTCAGCTGACCATCGTTGGCGCAAACGCCCCGACCGATCTTCGCGGCCGCCCCATCAAGGTGCTGCTGGCGGACGAGGTGGACGCTTACAAAGCCAGCGCCGGCAAAGAGGGCGACCCGGTCATGCTGGCCGAGCAGCGCCAAACGACCTACTGGGATTACAAGACGGTGCTGGTGTCTACCCCCACCGACAAAAATAACAGCCGCATTTTGGACGAGTTCAACGCATCCACCCAAGAGGAATGGACGGTACCTTGTCCGAATTGCGGCTTTTATCAACCCTTTGTTTGGGACAACATGGT